AGAGCCTCGATCACCGCCACAACGCTTGGTGCAGCAGCGACGACAGGACAGACCGCTAGAAAAACCTTATTGGGTCAATAATGCCAACGAATGGAAACGGACAATTCGACTATCCAGCCAATCCCTGGTCCGCGGGGAAAATGCGCAAGAAAGGTCAACAGCCAGACTTTGACTATGCCTTTCAGCAGACAGCTGCACCAGCAGGAGCGGAAATGACTCCAGCGCAGCAAGTGTTTGAACGAAGTAGGCCAGAACTTGGCGAGAGTGCCTCTGGTAAGGCCACGCCGACCCCGTCCGACGTAACTATGGGCTCGATGATGCTTAGGAATCCTGTTGGCCAAGTCGTGTCGGTGGCGAACTTTCTAGGCGATACTACTGTGGGGAAGAAGATAAAATCACGTATTTCCGACCTACTCTCGGCTGGGGCGTCTAAAGAAGAAATTCATGCAGCATTGAAACCATATAAGTGGTCAGTCCACCAAACGGAGGCGCAGTGATGCCCACAGTTCCAACACTTAACCCCGAAGAAGTCGCCAATCCTCAAAACCAGCTCGGTGACATGACCCCAGGGCCATCGCAGATCATGATGGCCGCAGCTACGATGCATGGAATGGGCAGGCTGCTCAATTCCGGTAAAGGAATGCACTCCGATGCCGTTGGGGCAAGGCTTCCGCACAGAGCTAAAGGTTTCTCTCAGAGACAGACTAAATGAACGACAACTACGTAAGCGACTCTGATCTGAGGCTTCACCGGCACGTGAATGAGCGTCTGCTGGGCCTACGCGTGAATCGATATTCTTGGTGGGTCCACGCTCGAGAACTTGCTGACTTCATTTTGCCTCGAAGGTACAAATGGCTTATAACCCCGAATCAAATGACTCGTGGTTCACCGATAAATCAACACATCCTGGATTCAACTGGTACTCTGGCTGCACGCAACTTAGCGAGCGGGATGATGTCTGGTATCTCATCTCCAACACGCCCGTGGTTCAAGCTGAAGATTGGCCACATAGATTCAACGCAGACTTCCCCGACCTCTTTGTGGCTCTCCGAATGCGAGAGACTGATGATGCTCGTCTTCCAAGAATCCAATTTCTACAATTCAATTGCGATTGTGTATTTCGATCTTGTTGTCTTCGGAACGGCGGTAATGTTAGTGTACGAGGATTTCGATAACGTAATTCATTGCTATAACCCATGCTTCGGCGAGTTCTATCTCGACATGGACGGCAGGTATCGTCCGGTGATATTCTTCCGTGAATTTACAATGACCGTGGACCAGGTGGTGAATCAGTTTGGCTTGGAGAACACCTCCACGCAAGTCAAGAGCCTTTACAAAGAAGGCAAAGCTTCGCTAACCAGAGAAATTATTGTGGCCCATGCCATCGAACCTAACGACGATGGGCGACAGTTTGGCATTCCAGAGCACTTTAAATTCCGTGAATGTTATTGGGAATGGGGAGGTTCTACTTCACCGCAAGGAGGCGTCAGCTATGCTCCAGGATTTCTGCGTAAGCGGGGGTTCTTCGAGAATCCTTGCGTTGCTGTTCGTTGGGACTTGGTCAGCAATGACGCTTACGGGCGCAGTCCAGGAATGGATGCGTTGCCTGATATTAAACAATTACAGCAGCAAGTTCGACGAAAGGGCCAAGCAATCGATAAAACCGTCAACCCACCAATGGTGGCTGATGTCCAGCTTAAAAACCAACCGGCATCTCTCCTTCCTGGTGGAACTACGTACGTAGCTGGAATGATGCAGGCCAACAATGCAGGATTTGCGCCGGTCTATGGGAATTGGAAGCCAGGGATAGCGGAGATAAGCGAAGATTTGAACGAAGTTCGTGAACGGATCAAGAGGATATTCTACAACGATCTATTTCAGGTTATCTCCCAGTTCCAGACCCGCTCGAATGTCTCTGCCACTGAAATCGACGCTCGCAGGTCTGAGGCGTTGATCATGTTGGGCCCTGTCCTTGAGAGGATAGAACATGAGTTGTTGCAGGTTGCTATCGACCGAACATTCGCAGTTATGTCTCGGTCCGGAGTTCTGCCACCACCCCCAGCTGACATTCAAGGACGAAATATTGACATTGAATACATTTCGATGCTTAGTCAGGCACAACAGGCAGCAGCTTCTAGCGGCATTGAACGAACACTACAGCTTGTGGGAGGACTTGTTGGCGTCGATCCATCCGTCATGGACAATCTCGACCTCGACGCGACGATAGAAATTTACTCCAATTTGATGAATAATAACCCTCGAATGATCCGCTCGCCGCAGCAGCTACAACAGATTCGCAAACAACGTGCCCAAGCGCAAGCTCAGGCGCAGCAAGCCCAGCAAGTTGAACAAGCCGAGAAACTCGCCGCTGGGGCAAAGAATCTCTCTGACACTGATCTCGGCGGTGGCAAGAATGCTCTCCAGATGATGACAGGTGCGGCATGAGTCATGTCATAGCCGTCAGACTGAGTGAAGGTGAATGGAATGCCTTTCAGGAACTGCGCAATCGTCACAACGTCACCGCTCAGCAACTGCTTCATGGGATCGTTATTGATGCTTTAGTAGAGGATGGATTCGATGCCTTACGATGCCGGGAGTCGGAAGGACGTTCGGACGATGGAGAAACAAGCGAAGTTGGAGGAGCAACAACGCCGTGAGTGCATTAATGGGATTATGTCAGTGGCACCAGGAAGGAAGTGGATGTGTGATCTGCTCGAGCATTGCCACATATTCGCTACAAGCTTCTCCGACGCTGCTATACGGATGGCCTTCATGGAAGGACAACGCGAAGTTGGGCTACGTTTGCTTACCGACATTATGGCCAGCTGTCCCGATGAATACATCACAATGATGGGAGAAAGAAATGCCAGACAATCCAGCATCGACGCCCGCCTCAGTCGAGAGGACGGAGACGGGAGCAATAGCGGACAAGGGCCAGACGACAGCCCCGATAGCGACGACACCGCAGACCTCGACTACACCCGATACACCGACCGATGATAAAACTCTTCTCACGCAAGAGTCGAAGTCGCTCGTCAATCAACCAGGGCCTGGACCCGCTACGTCTGAGGGCGCTCCGGAGACCTATGCAGCATTTAATGTTCCTGAGGGCTACAAGCTCGACGATGAGATCGCCAAAGAAGCAGGAGCGTTGTTCAAAGAACGAGGATTGACGCAGGAGCAAGCCCAGAAGTTCGTCGACTTCTATGTCGCCAAAACCAATGAAGCTGTCAACGCCCCGTATGAAGTATGGCGTGAAACACAAGCTGATTGGGTCAAGGAGGTCCGAAACGACCCGTTCTTAGGGCCAAGGCTGTCGCAGGTCACTACGACAATTTCGAAAGCGATCGACCATGTGGCTAGAGCTAATCCAAAGCTCGCCGAGAACTTCCGCTCAGCGATGGATTATACCGGCGCTGGAAACAACCCGCACTTTATCAGGATGTTCTATGAGATGGCTCAGCTTGTGACTGAAGGCGGCCATGTGGCTGGCAACAAGCCAAGTCCCGCAGGTCAGACGAAGCCTGGTGATGTGCCCAGCGCAGCTCGAGCCATGTATCCGAATCTACCGTGAAGCCCTGCCGCAGATGCGGTTGAATGGAGATGGGCCCAATGAGCGAAAGGAGCTAGAAATAGGAGAGTAAAATGGCTACAATTGGAGCTACGGCTCTGACTTACGCCGATTGGGCCAAGCGAATGGATGATGGCTATCATGTAGCTGTCATCATCGAACTGCTCAGTCAAACGAATGAGATACTCGATGACATGCTCGTCGTTGAAGGTAACCTCCCGACAGGTCACAAGACTACTGTTCGGACCGGACTCCCACAAGCAACGTGGCGATTACTCAATACAGGTGTTCCCAACGCCAAGTCAACCACCGCTCAGATTGTTGATACCTGTGGAAATCTCGAGACGTATGCAGTTATCGACAAAGACGTGGCGGACCTCAACGGTAATACGGCGGATTTCCGCTTATCAGAGGTCAAGGCGTTCCTTGAAGGAATGAGTCAACAGGTTGCAGCCACGCTGATCTATGGCAACCAGTTCATCAACCCAGAGAGGTTCACAGGGCTTGCGCCAAGGTACAGCACCAAAAACGCCGCCAATTCCCAAACAGCTGCCAATGTCCTCGACGGGGGTGGAACTGCGTCTACGAATACCAGCTTGTGGATTGTGGTTTGGGGGCCCGACACTTGGCACGCTACTTTCCCCAAGGGTAAGGTTACTGGCCTCCAACACAGGGACATGGGTGAGTGGCCGGTCAGTGATGGTAGTGGAAATACCTACCAAGCTTACCGAGACCACTTCAAGTGGGAGATCGGACTAGTAGCGAGGGATTGGCGCTATGCCGTCAGGATTGCTAACATTGACATTACTCAACTCTCAGGTGTCAATGCAGCCAATCTCATCAATCTCCTGGTCCGTGGACTCTATCGACTGCCAACGGCACCTGCTGGAGCTACTACGATCCAAACCTCGGACACTCCGGAAGTTCGAGCTAACATGGGACGCACAGTCATCTACGCTAACCGTGTTATTCGAACTTACCTCGACCTTCAAGCCATGAACAAGACCAACGTTTTGCTTCGGATTGAGGAGTTCGAAGGAAAACCAGTCACCACGTTCAGGAGCATCCCAGTCAGGACTTGTGACGCGATATTGAATAACGAGGCTCAGGTGGTGTGACTTTGGACCAAAAACGTCTACAAGAGCTACTTTCATACGATCCAGAGACTGGAGTATGGACGTGGCTCGTGCATAAGCCGCATAGTAAAATGTATCCAGGCGACGTAGCTGGTAGGATCATGGATAGTGGTCGCCGCCAAATACGCATCGACTATGAATACTACTATGCTGCTAGGCTGGCCTGGCTTTACATGACAGGTGAGTGGCCTCAAGAGCAGATTGACCATATCAACCAGGATAAAGGTAACAATCGATGGGTCAATCTTCGTAAAGCCACTCAGAGTCAAAATAGCTACAATCGTGAGTGGGCAGAA